TGGAGACTTTTTAAAAGATTTGTTTAATACTGTGAACACGGTAGCATTTGCAACCCATGTTAAAAGATATATTAGGATGGATTTACTCAGTGGATTGGAAGCATCCGAAGAAGAATTGGGTGTTGACATAGGATATACTAAGGAATTCCAAACTAAGTTAGCTCAATTACAAAATCAACAAATATCTGGATATACAATTAATGGAAAGAAGTGGTTTGGAATTAAGGGAGTTACCAAAGAGCTTCAATCTGATATTATTCAGTTAGTTCAAAATGGAATTAACGACAAGAAGTCAACAAAAGAAATCAAGGAGGAAATATCATCTAAATTTGATACTTTTTCAGATTGGCGTTCAAACATGATTGCACGAACAGAAACAACGAGGATTATTAACGAAGGGAAAATGTTAGGATATAAAGAAAGTGGATTAGAAGGAAATAAAGTTTGGATCACTGCACCGTATGAACCAACTAGGTCCAGCGAGATATGTCAACGACTAAAAAACCAAGAAGTTCCTTTAGACGATCTGTTTATTGATCCAGACACACGAATGGGGTTTATGACTCCTCCTGCACATCCAAATTGTCGAAGCCGAATAATATTCAAACCAATTTAATTAGTATTTAAATAGATAAAAGATAATATATATAAAAATGGAAACTAATAAATCAACACATGAAGCATTTAAAACTGAACTTTTCGCTCCAATTATTAAATCCACAGAAGGTAAATACCTAGCCGTTTTATCAGATAATTCTTTAGATAGGGACGGAGAAAGAGTAGGGAAAAGTGCTTTATATGACATGGAACTAGATGACGGTTATTTAGCTGCTCTTGTTGATCACGAGAATAAAGCACTTAATCAAGTTACTCAATGGGTTAACAAAAGGGTTGAAGAAGTTGACGGTCACACTGCATTAGTCGCAGAACCTAAATTCTTTAAATCAAATCCCAAAGCTCAAATTATCAAAGGTATGTTAGACGAAGGTGCAAAGATGGGAATATCTATCGGTGCAATTGTCAAAGAATACGAAGATATGAAAGTTAATGGGAGTACAGTTAGAACATTTACAAAACTCGAATTATTAGAAGCTAGTTTTGTTGGAATTCCAAGTAACAAACATGGGAGAGCAATGGCATTAGCTAAATCTTTTAAAGAACACATGGAGGTATCCGAGAAAATGGAAATCACACAGAAAGACGTTGATGACGCTGTTACCAAAAAGGTCGATGAATTAACAAAGTCCTTTGAAGAACAGTTAAATGTCAAAGAACTCAAGATCGCAGAATTGACTAAAGCAGTTGAGGAAAGCGAAGAGAAAGAAAAAGAAGCTGAAGCAGCAGTTGTTGAAGCTGAACAAAAAGTGGAAGAAGCAGATAAAGCATTGGAAGCTGAAAAGAAATTATCCTTAGAAAAACAAAAGTTTGCTGAGGAAGAAAAGGAATATCCCGAAGAAGATGCAGATAAGGCATTCAAAGACGGCAAAATTCCAGTAATGAGAGGAATATAAAAATGGCACAAGCAATGTTCAAAACATTTGAAGATGGCTTTAGTGTTGACTCATGTAAAGAAAGATTCAACGCAGGAGACATCGGGAAAGATGCTTTTAGTGGATATTCTAAAGAATACTACAACCCATTTAAGAGAATTGATAAGAGATTAGCAATTGCTAAATTTACTTACGAAACTCAAAAAGCATCTATTGATACACAAACAGGTGGAGCAGGTACTGCAGGAACCGCATTAGTTCCAGTATATCCAGATCCAAACATTGTCAACAGGACAATTAGAGAAACTCCTTTTAGAAACATGATTGCTAGAAGGGCAGTTAAAGGTTTAACTTACGATTACATTCCTCTAACCGCAAAAGGTGGAGCATTCTGGGCAGCAGAAAACGGATCATTAGCAGTTGTTGAAGATACTTATGATAGAACTTCAATTCCAATTAAGTTCTTATATGCTAAAGGTTTAATTTCAGGACCAGCTATTGCAGCAATGGCAGGATTTATTGATCCGTCTCAGTTAGATTTGGGTGTTAAAACAGATTCTATTTATGAAGCTGAAGAAGACGCTTTGATTAACGGAGATGCAACAACCAACATCTTAGAACCAAGTGGAGCAATTAAATCAATTACCACAAACACTACTAACAGGTCAGGTGGATTACCAACAATTCCTTTGATTAGAGCAGAGTTTGCAACTACTTACAATGCAAATGGTATGGTTACCGTAGCATTAACAGACGCAACAACTCACAACTACATTAAAGGTCTATTGTTAGACTTACAAAGAAACGTAACTAATCCATCAGAAGGTATCTTAGGATTTGGTATTCCAGACGCATTCGACTTTGACGGAGTAATGTTCGTTAGAGACAAGTTTATGCCAACTGGAGCCTCTGCAAAGAGGATCTTATTCTTAGATATGAGATACATCTTTATGGCAGTCTTACAAGACTTAACCTACGAAGAAAAGTATACTGATCAAGATGGATGGGTTTACATACTGAAGGAATATATAACACCAGCTTTTACATTCGAGGCATCTAGTTCTCAAATGTATGGAATTGCATAGAGGTGAATGAAAAATGACAGCAGTAACCGAAACATTCAGGAAAATCGCAGTAGTAGGAGATTTAAAGATTATTACAATTCAAGGTGCAGCAACAACTGCTACAGGTTATACAATTGACTTGTTATCAGATACAGCCGACGGAAGAACTGTAGTAATGACTGAAATCTTAAACACTTTGTTACAAGATGATGCAGGTGCAGACAAAGATAGTACTTGGGATCCAGACACTGGAATAATCACTCTTGGAACAATCACAACTGGGATTCACAACATAACCATAATTGGTTATTAAATTATTTATTTTTTTATTTTTTTATTTATACAGAAACGACTGTATCAAGTTGCCTGAGCCAACTTGGTGAAAGCACTTAGTAAACTACTGGGTGGCTTAGACGCTCAGGGAGACAAATAAAATGGGAAACGGATTTAGGGGGGCAAACGGGCAACCGGCTGCATCTCCTTACACACACGGTCCTTACAACTTCAGTGAACATATTACTTTCGCAGGAGGAGTAGGGGGTATAGGAGTTCAAGTTCCAAAGGACTCACAAATTTGGTATGTTGATAAACACAAGACATCACCAGCAGTATCAGGTACAGGATTATCACCTGAAGAAGCATTCTTAACATTAACAGAGGCAATCGCAGCAGCTGGAGCTTATGATACAATCTTCTTAGGTAGAGGATATTACACAGAAGCAACAGTTCTAGAAATTACTTCAACTCAAAGAGGACTTAAAATTTATGGTCCAACAACTGGTGGAGTTCCAACTTCTAATGGATTGTCAAGTGCAACAAGTGGAGATGATATTCTAATCATCAATGCAGATGATGTTGAAATCGCAGGAATAACATTCTGGTGTTTAACCAATGGAAAGAATGGAATTGATGTTGGAGAAGACTATGACGGTTACAACAACTGGATTCACGACTGTTGTTTCTTAACAGGAAATGCAGGTAACGATCTTGGAGAATATGGAATTAAAGCAGATAACACAGACGATTGTGTTGGTCTTTTAATTGAAAATAATTACTTTTATTTCATGTCAACTGCAGGAATAGTTATTGGTGCAACAAGATGTACAATCAGGAACAACATGATATGGTCAAACTCTATTGGAATTGATGCAATGGCAATTACAGCAGGTGCACGTTCAGGTTTGGCAATATATGGTAACAATCTGATTGGAAGAGCTTCAGGTAGTACTGTAGGTATTAAATTAGATACACCAACCGAAGGACACATATTTATTGCTAATAATATTGTATCCGGCTTCAACATAAACATCACAACAGGAGTTGCAGAGTTAAGCATTGTGAACAACCAAACTGGTGCAAGTGCTGGAACTTACTTACAAGTAGACACAAGCTAAAATGGCAAATAAAACTAAAGTCACTGTAGATGATGCAGAAGTAAAGAAGTCAGAACTTGCTATTCTAAAGCGAATGCTTGAAAAAGAAGCAGGTAAATACTAAACTTTTTTATTTTTTATCTTTTATTTTAAATAAACGGAGGAACAAAATGACATACTCATGGAACGAAAAAGCACTATTTAATCCAGAATGGCCACAAGAAAATACTCTTGAAAAAGAATATACTTTCGTCACTCTAACCACTGGCGCAGTAGCTGCTCACGATTTATTAACAGTCACAGGATTAGTAGAAATGACAGTTATTGCTCATTGTTCAACAAATTTAGCAGGAGCAGCAACTATTGAATTAGGCACGGCAACAACAACTGCTGGTATTTTAGCACAAGTAGCAAACGCAGAAGACATTGATGCAGGAGACATTTGGCATGATGCAACGGTTGACAAGAGTGTTGAATTAACTTCAGTCGCTAAACGAAATTTAGTGGGTGAAGATGTTATATTAACTATCGGATCCACCGCTATCACAGCAGGCGTAATCACCTTTTATATTAGATGGGCTCCAATATCAGAAGATGGAAACGTAGTATTAGCATAAACAGAGGAAGTGATACACAATGATGAAAGAATTAACTCCAGGAGTTAAGATTTCCTTAGCTGGATTTATCTTAACCGTATTAGTATTATTCACAGGTTTAATATTCGCTTATGCACAAACTCAAAATATGGTTGATCAGAATACACAAGCAATAGAAGACTGTTTGAGTGTAATAACAGTTATGCATACTGAAATGACAAATTTACAAGTTAGTATGGCTACAGTAGAAACACATTATGATCATATTAAAGAATCTCTTGATCGAATAGAAAAGAGATTGGAGAATTAAAATGAAATATAAAAATGTATCAGAAGAAACTCAAATGTTTAAGATCAATGATAAATGGGTTAATGTTTTACCTGAAGGAATCATTGATACTCCAGATGGTGTTGTGATAAAAGATAATAATATGATAAGGTTAGACAAGACACCATTAGAAGAGATGTTAATACCTAATGTGCCCGTAGAAGCCTCTGAGGACGACAATGAGGAAGAATTATCAGTTATAGGTGTAAATGTATTAAACAAGATGACAAAGGATGAAATCAACGATTACGCAGCCAAACGGGGATGGGACACGATTACAACAGGATGGAAGAAGTCAAAAATGATTAAAGAGGTCTTAAAGAAACAAGATGAAACCGAATAAACTATTTTTACTGTTTATTTTACTTTCTTTATTAGTTGTTAGTGTATCTTCATACTCACCAACAAGTAATGGGAATTTTAGAAACAAATATGGAATTTATAATGCTACTTATTTAACTGCGGATAACATAACCGCAAATCACTTTTACGGACATTTCTCAGGAAACCTTAGTATTCAGGATGATATTGATATGGATGGGTACTCAGTGTTTAATGGGACTGATGCTAATTTTACAAATGGATTCTTTACAGGAATTACGAGTACTATTTTAACTGATGGAACTCTAACAATCAATGGTGGAAATATAGTTGATGCTGGAGATATAAATACTACAAACACACATCTCACTTTATTATCGGATGGAACTGCAACAATTACAAAAGGAAGTGCAACAGGATTAGACGATACAAATAGTTCTGAATTCTTTGGAAATGGAAATAAAGTTTATACTCCAATATATACAAGAACAATATGTTCAAGTGCTGAATCT